CCGGAAAAATGCTGTCCCAGGTGACACCGGCCATTGCGATATCTCCTTATCGTGCGATATTAGGGCGCGGCGCCCACGCGGGAATCAATCTGATACGTCGCCACGTAGCGCTGAAGGTTTTCGTCGTCGTAACTAATCCACAGCGGACCGGCGATTGTTTCGACCGAATCCACCAAGACACCGTCCACGGCGGTGTGCCGTAGGCGCATCATCGCGGCGTGTACCAGGCGTGCGAGCGTGCTGGCCTCGGCCCGTGTCGAGTGGAACGTGTCCACGTCCACCATGGCCGAGTCGGTGACGTAGTCGTCCGAGCCGCCCACCCGATTGACTTGAACAAAGGGCAGCCGGGTCAGAATGTTGGGCGGCAAGTCAACCGATGTCCCGGTGACACCGGGGATACTGGCCAGATAGCTGACCACCAACGCTTCTACATCCGCGTACACCGGGCGCCCCCCGTCGACTACTTGCGGGTAGCGGCTACGGCTCGGTTGATGCGCCGCGTCCGACGTTTCCCTTGGGTGCCAACGTTGCGCGCGTCGTAGTCGCTCACCCCGGCATATGCCGACGCGGCTTGTGTGTGTCCGCTGGCGAGGAAATCGAGCGTGCGGCGCAGTACGGCGTACTTCGGGACCTTGATCGAGCCATATTCGATCCACCAAGCGGTGAAGTCGTCAGAGAAAATGCGTACGTACATCCGCGTCTTGCTGTCCTTGACCTCGTAGTGGAACGAGTCGCGATACTGGCCGGGGTGGGTGTACTTGGTGCTACGCGTGCCAACCGGCGCGATCGAACGCGCGTACTGCACGCCTTTGCGGCCGAGGTCATCGAGATAGGCGCGCAACTCGGGATTGCTGCGGAGGAAGACGCCGATCTCGGCGTAGTTGAACTGAAAGGTGACGCTGTCAGCCATGCGCACTCCCCCTAGCCGGTGGCACGTCGGAGGAAACACTCAATGTGGTGCGGCCTACCGCCAAGGTCGGTCCACGGTTGGGGGTCACCGTCGACCGAGTACCGGACGCCGTCCGCGATCACGGCGTCGGTCGCAGTCATGACGACCCCGGCGGGTGCGAGTAGTCGCCACCGGGTCACAACCTGGTCCACGTCGGATATCTGTTCGGCGGTGGTGAGCGGCTGGACGGAACACCCGGGTACCTGTGTTTCGGTCTCCACGACGGTGGGCACGCCGAGGTGATCGGGCGGCCCGTCGCTGCGCCGGACGATGGTGACCACCTGCCGGCCGATGTACGGGGTCATCGGAGTTCCACCGTGGTCGCCATTCGGCGGTACGGGACCATCATCCGCATTTCCGACGCTGTCATGCCGAGAATTCCGTCTTGCGCGGCGGTGCCGAGCCGGTAGGACAGTGCGCCCACGGTGGAACTGGCCACCGACACGGGGCCGGGGATGTCCAGCGCGCGGCACACCATCGAACACACGACGCTGATCACGTCGTCGGGCATCGGGTCGAATCCGTGCGCGTAGGTCACTTGAATCAACGGAATCTGGTATTGCAACAGTTCGGTGATGTCGTCCGGCAGATTGATCACAGAGGTGATCGCACCCAACCAGACCTCCTGGCCGCCGTCCCACATCCACGCGCCCATCGGCAGGGCGAGAATGTTCCCGGTATAGAGCGTGTCCACCAGGGATACGGCGGTCACGGCGGAGACTGGTCGCTGTCGGAGTACCACCCGGTCGCCGATCGGCCGGATGTTCTCCGTGGTGGTGGCCACCGTGAACACTTGCCGGGTGAAGTTGCGGACTACTGCGGACGCGTCGGCCAACAGGCCAGGCACCCGGGCCATCTGGTCCCCGGTCAGGGTGCCGGGGTAGCGGACAGCGACGTCACCGGATGCGGCAAGGGGGTCCATCGCGCCACCCCCTCTACTGCCGTGGCCCATCGGTCTAGGTCGGCGTCGGTGTGCAGCTCGGCCGCACGGGCTAGGGCACGCTCGGACGCGGCGGACCACGCGGCCGGGGTCAACAGGCGCTCCAGGTGGGCCGCCCACGCGTCCAGGTCGGCCCGGTCGGCGTACACCCCGGCGTCGCCGAGCGCTTCCCGTAGGCCCGGCGTGGGGGCCGCGATCGTGGGGATACCGGCGCATGCCGCCTCGACACCCGCGCGGCCGTAGCTCTCGTACACCGAGGGCATGAGCAACACCCGGGTACGGCGGTACACGGCGGTGCGCATCCGGTCCCCGGCCACGTGGTCCAGCCAGACGACGTTGGGGCGCTCTCGGCGATCCTGTGGGCCGTACGCACCCTCTACCGCCAGGAACCGCGCCCGGGGGAACCGCTCGGCCAGGGCATAGAACACGTCCGAGCCTTTGTCAGCGGTGACGTTGACCAGGGTGACGTGGTGGCCGGGCTTGGTCCGGTAGTCCTCGGGGTGGACGGGCGGGTGAATGACGATGGTGGGCGGCATCGGGTGCCGGGGCCGCTCGGCGTCCCACCACTGGGAGAAGTCATCGGCCATCCACTGTGAGTTGGCGACGATCAGCGCGGGCCGGCGCAACATCGACCACTTGGTCGGACCGTGGTTGTTGTGGCATAGGTGCACCACCGGCACCTTGTGCAGTCCGCCGAGGATGGTCGCCCGGTCGGTATTTTCGAGGTGCGTCACGATGACGTCGGGTGCGGTGGCCGGGTCGGTGAGGAACCGGGGAGGGTCACCCTTGTCCCGGCGTGGATGCACGCGCACCCCGTCGACCGTGTACGGCTCTGTGATCGTCGGATGGTGTTGGGACAAGATGACGTTGACCGTGTGGCCCCGGTCGACCAGGGCGCGCAACAGGCCGTGGGCCGCCATCTCGGCGCCCGCGTTGTGATGCGGTGTGTACAGGTGCAGCATGGCGAGCACGCGCACGCCGAACCTCCTTGCCGCATCACGGTGTCGCGGGCGCCGATCGTGGCGTCGGTCAGCTATTCGCCCCGGCCGAGGTGAGCACGGCGAACGGGTAGCGCGCGGCGCTGTTGGGCTGCAACCGCGTCACCGGGTTGGCCGTCGCCCACGCAAGACGCATGGTCACCCGCATGGCGACCGAATCTTGCATCATGAGATTGAGCACGATTTTTCCCGTGTCGTCGCTAATGACACCCTCGGTAAACAACTTGAATGAGATGTCAGCACGCATGCCGAGTAGCGCGTCATCCCAGTCACCCGCGATGAGTTGCGCCTCGGACTCGTCCCATGACCCATTGTCCACTTCGGACAATGGGTAGCCGTACAGGTTGCCGCCGGGCTTGCCATCCTGCAAATTCGGCTGATAGATCGGCAGGTTGGTTCCCACTGAACGCAAACCGGTCAACCGCCAGTTCAGACCGGGCCGGGCCGCGAATCCGTCGACCGAGTAGCCGTCCTTGGCCAACATCTCACCCACGGACGTCACATCTTGGGCGAAGTCGGTGCCCGTGCCCATCGGGACGATGTTGCCGGCCGCCACGGCACCCTCATAGATACTGGTGTTCCACGTGGACGGACGACCGTGCCCGAACAGGCACGCTCCATCGATGAGCGCGCCGATTGCCTCGGTCATCCGTGGCTTGACTTCGTCCCACACCGGCACATCGGCGTCGGCAAGATATGCCTCGGGAATCGGTACGATGGTGGCGATTTCCTCGGCCACCAGGTTGACATTCTTCCACTTTTGCGAGCTGGTTTGCTTCATGCCGGTATCGCCACCGACGAAATACGCAATCGGCAACACGTCCAGCACCGGCAGGCGCTGCGTTTTGGCGCTCATCGGGACCTTGCGGGCACGCTGCAACACCGCGCACTGCTTGGGAAGTTCCTCGATAATCGACGTGCTGACCGGTTCCGGCACAAGGGGATCGGAACCCGAGCTAGCACGCGTAATCATTTCGCCGTAATCGGCCATGGGGGCTACCTCCGAGGATTAGGTGTGAATTCCCCGCTGGCCGGCGCCATTCGCTGAGTCAGGGGGTGCGGTCGTATCCGGCAGCGCGGCGCAGCCACGCGTTGGCGTCGTCTTGTGCCCGTGCGGGTTGCCGAGAGCCTTGGCGCAAGTCAACTTTCGCGGGTTGGACCCGTTTGGCGAGCGCCTTTGCTTGCTTGAGAGCCGTTTCGGCTTCTGTCGCGGTCAGAAACTCGGCCATATCGGAATCGAGGCCAGCTTCACGGGCCGCACGGGCGCGAATGTCGCGCACCCGGTGCTCGGTCAGCTCGGTTTCGGCCGCTTTAAGCCGATCCTGGAGTTTCTGCGCCTCGGTTTTCTGCGATTCTTCGATCTCGGCGAGCTTTTTCGCGTTCTCTTTCGCTCGTTTCTCCCACGTGCGGGAGAATTCAAGAGATCGCTTGACGTCGTCGAACGATCCCAGCTCATCCCACGGGTTCGCCGTTGCGGCTTTCGGCGCGGGTTCGGGCGGCGCCGTTACGGCGTCCTGATCAGTCTTCTCCGGCGCTTGCTGGCCGCCGGTATTCTCGTCTGCCATGAATGAATGTCCCCGTTTCGGGTATGCCGGCTACCGTTGCGGCGGCCGAACATGGATGGATCATGGCTATCAGCCCCAATCCTGATAGATCACACGTTGGATTGGGGGATTTTGGCGCTGGACCCGCCTACCGGTGCGGCTAGGGGCGGCATCGCGACGGGGATCGGGGCGTTGAGTGCGGCGTCGGTCTCCCGCTCGGTTTGCATGCGGTCGATCTCTTGCGGCGTCTTGTCCAGCATGGACATTCGGGTCCGCCACGGCACGCCGGCCGCTTCCAATTGGACGGATGCGGCGGCCATTTCGGTAAGGGTCCTCATTTGTGGGTCACGCCAGATGACCTCGGCGTCTTGGGCGACGTCCACGCCGATGACTTTCCCCGCCAGGCGGTAAACCGCCTCCCAGCTCTCGCCGAATTCTTGCTCTCGTTCGCCTACTTTGCTTACCAGGCCCGTTTCCGAGGCCGCGAGGGCGTCACCTGAGACGTTGATCATCTGGCCGATGAGATAGTGCGGCGGGCACCTCGTGATAGCGCACAACGATTGCACGGACGAATCGATGGCGGCGATCAGGGGCGCGAGGTCGGTAGGGTTGAACTCGCCGAACTGGGCGTCCGCCTCGGGAGTGATCCATATCAGGTCGGCGCCCGGGTCGAACAAGCTCTGCGGATTGCCCTTATCGTCTTCCGGGTCCACGCCCTTGACCCACCGTTGCCGGTAGGCTTGCATCCCGGAAATCACTGACAGGTCAAGGGTTATCGTGTTGATTCGATCTTGAATATCGCATACGTCCTCGAATTCACCGAGCCCGCCGCCAGTGAGGTCGGGCCGGTTCACGAACGGCACCACCGGCACCTCTCCCAGTGGGTTGCCGGCAACGCCGAACGGAGCGAACGCGTTGGACTGGTCAACGTCCCATGTGGTCGAACGCCATGCCGTGTCAGCATTACTCAGCGGCATGACGGACCGGTAAAAGTGGATGGTGTCGGGCAGATACAACACGGCGAACGCGACGTTTTCCACGTCGTCCGCCCACACTTTGAGTGCTGCCCTGATCGAATACCGGTCGGCGGGGTCACTCTCGTGGATGACTTGCCGGGGATCTTCCCCCGTGACCAGGGGTTGCCCGGCGCCGTTGTCGCCGACGATCACGTACGCCCGCGACATGACCACGGCGGCCCGGTGAACCAACCCGGCGTTACTGTCCATTTTGTTGGCCTGCCACCAACCCCACGCCTTGTCATCGATCGCGTCCGATGCGGCGCCCCCGGCGCGAAACCCGGTCACTTTGATCCGCTCTAGCAGCGTTTCCGCGACCAAGCCGACATAGTTCGAGCGGGATTGCCGTTGTAGACGCTTGTACGCCTCTCTCATCTTGCGATTGCCGTACGGCAACGGGTGGTCACCCCGGGCGTATTTCTCTAGGCGGTCGAACCGTTCCCGTTCCGTGGTAAGGCGCTTGCCGAGCCGCAACAGCCACCAGCCGGGCGCCCCGGCGGTCAAGGTGTCGTCCAGCACGGCAGCCCTCCCGAGCGTGTCAAGGGCCGTGTCAGGGCGCGGGAAGGGCGGACACTGAGAACCCGACGCACACCGCGAACGCCAACACCGCGACGACCATCACGGCGATATGCCACGTACGGTGAGAGACCAGGTCGGCGAGAGCGAACAGGCACAGTCCCACGCTCACGGTCAGATACCAGTACAACGACTCCATCACGGCCCCCCGGGCGTGCTCGGCGGGGTCGTCGGAAGGGTGGCCGGCGGCGCGGCCGGCGCCGTTTCAGTCAGCGGCGTCACCGAGCTGAACGGCGCGGGCGTCGCGGTGGGCGGTGCCGAGCTACCCGTGTCCACGGTGATGACGCGGGGCCGGGGCGTGTGCCGGGCCATCCACCCGGCGGCGTAGGTCACCACACCGACGACGACCGCGCCCACGAAACTCGCCACGGCCGCCGGGACGCTGGCACCGTGGAACAACAGCGTGCCGATCAGCATCACCACCAGACCGGACAGCGTGGACGCGACCGTGGCGGCGACCACCTTGGATTCCACCGGCATAACAGGGTTGCCCTCCTAGTAGCGGTACATGCGACGGGTGCGGCGTTTCTCCGTGCGTACACCGGTTGCCACCGCGTCCGCGCGTGCCTCGTATGCGAGCGCGGCGGCAATGGCCGCGTCGATTTTCCGGTCACTCTGCGGATGTTCCTTGGCGATCGTGATCCCGGATCGGCCGAGCCTGCGCCGCGCGTTGAGTATGTGCCGTGTGAGCACGCTGTCCCCGTCGTGGATGACGCGGTGTTCGACCACGGCGTCATGAAAACGGGACAGTACATCGACCATGACCTTGGGGCGGTTGGTCCAAAACTCCATGGGCCGGGCGGCGGATGCCTTGACTTGCAATCGATCCCCAAATTCCCGTGCCCAACGGTCCACAGTGTCCTGCCAGTGCGGCGGATCGGCAAAAAAGCCGACGACGTCGTACCGGTCGAACGCGGCGGCCACGGTGGCGTCTACCGCCTCGCGGTCCACTTCCCAGTTTTCTCGTTGCGACACTGGCTTTTCCCAGCATCCCAACAGGAACAGGTGCCCATCGGTGACGCGGACAGCGCACAATGCCGTGCTGTCACTGCGAACGGCGCCGTCGAACCCGAGGGTGATCGTGTCCCCGTCGTTCAATGTGGACGTGGGGTCGGCGCACTGCGCCCACTCGACCGAGTCAATCCAGGCATCCGACGCCGAGGTGCGCGCGTTCAGGAAGTATCGGCGGGAGTCGATCACGTCGGCGCGTGGGTCGTAGAATTCGTCCACAATGGCGCTGTCGTCGATCCATCCCATGGCGTCGCCGTAGGCATCGTGGATGGCGGCGCGCAACGCGGGCTCGTTGGTCAGGTCGCCGCACTCGCCCCAACGGTGATCAAACAGTGCGCGGGAGCGGCGGGCGCGTCCCTCTCGAATCGCCTCGGCCAGTTCGTACGTCGATTCGGCAATCGAATTCTGGCCAGGCATGAACATGGTGGTCGTTTCGAGGTACCACGGTTCGGCGACGGCGCGACGCTTGACCAGATTCCGGGTTACCGTCTTGTACATTTGCCTGAGTTCGCTCGAATTGTACAAATGGCTTTCGTCGAATATGCAAAAGGTTTCTTTGCCGCCATCTTTCGAGCTGGACGCCGCCGTGGACGGGGTGATCTCGCCGCCGCCGGGGAGCAGCGTCCGGGTGAGTCCACAGTCCACGCCGGGCACCTCGGAGAGCGGGCCGTCCAGCAAGTTGAAGTGCACCGCGTCGTAGACATTGCCTACCTGCTGTTCTTCGGTGGCCAGGCACCTGACATAGGGCACGCTGACCGGGCGCCCCATCGGCTCACCGGCCGCGTACCGGTACCGGAACCCGTACCAGGCGTACAGCTCACCGCCTTGCGCCCACCCGGCGAACCGGACGGGGCCTAGCGCCTCGGCTAGCGCCAGGCGGGCCGCCTGGCCGCTCTTGTCGGCTCCCTTGGGTCGGGAGAGGAACGCCGAGTCATACAGGCGCCGGCCAGCGTCGTCCAGGGCGTAGCAGTCGGCCAGGAACCCGGACATCTCATCGCCGTGCACCACCGGTTCGCCCTGCACGTCACCAGGGCCATGCACGGTCCAGTGTTCGAGCCAGGCCAACACCAGCCACCCGAGGGACCGTGACCGGTCGTGCCGGGGCGCCCGGACCAGCGATCGCGGCATGACGACCCCCGGTAACGATCCGATAACAGCCGGTGGTGCTGCTCGGCGAACTGCGGGGCGCGGAAACGGGCTGCGGGCGCCGACCGAGCCGGCAACAGCGCGGCCGGCAGCTCGGCGTCCGGCAGCTCGGCCGGCGCGACGACGCCGAACCCTGCCCGCGCGGACACTCAGGCTTATTCAGCGATGTTCAGCGGCCATTTGTGCGCGCCTATTGCGGGTGTCAGCATTGCACCTATGAAAATTGCCACCGTCACCATGGCCCTGACCGAATTCTCGGAAGAGGAAGCGCCCACGACGAAAAAGGATGCGAAGAAACTGGCCGACGTCGTCACCGAAAGCGGAATCGACGCGCTGAGCGAATGGGTAGAGGAACTAACCGAGCTGATCGAAACGGCGCGCGGATCGGTGGCCGACCTCGGCGACGCCGACGCGGACGACCGGGAAGAATGTTTCGACACGGCCGCGACCGACGTTGCTCAGGTTCTCGAATCACTCGGCGAGGTGACCGCGTAGTCGCTTCGGCGGACCATGTCCGGGCATGCGGACGGGCACCCGGCGAACTCGGGGCCGAGGCACCGGAACACGGCGCCCGGGTCACCGGGGCCGAGGTTGAGCGCGTCGTCCAACCGGTGCCAGTGTCCGACGTGGCCGCACCGCCGACACTGCTCAGTCTGAATCGCGCGGATTTCCGGGTCGGTACTCAACAGCGGCAGTAGCACGTCATGTTCCTAACTCGACAGTCGGGACCGACGCGACGCAATGTCCGTCACGGTGTCCGAGCTGGCCGCGTCGCTGTCGTCCGCCGTGCCCGGTTCCACCAGGTTCATGCGCAGACTCACCCGGTCGCTGACCGTGGCGCCGAACCGGGTCACGCGCTGCCTGATCTCGCTGGCCATGCGTACCGCACCGTGCGCCCACATGTCGTGGTGCAACACCGCCGTGGCCAACAGCTCTTGCCAATCGGTGTCCACCATTTTCATGGCCTGCGCGCTCTTGCGCCACGTGTTCCACCATTGCAGCGTCATCGGGTGCCAGTCCTCACCGTCCAACAGCACGCCCTTGGGCAGCGGGAAACCGCGAGTGTGGCCGTCCCACTCCAAATCTTGAAACGCCGCCAATAGTCGCTTTTGGTC